CGCGGCCAGCCAGATCCCGTACCAGACTGGCGCGGGGGCCACGGCTTTCATTCCAAACGGCACTGCCGGGCAGGTGCTGGTGTCTGCGGGCACCAGCGCACCTACCTGGGCCGGTATTGACGGAGGAACATTCTGATGGCGCAAACAGGCTTCACGCCCATCCAGCTTTATCGTGCGACCACGCCTGGGGCCACGCCGGCCGCTGGCAACATGGCGGCGGGCGAGCTGGCGATTAACACGACGGACGGCAAGCTCTTCTACAAGGACACCGGCGGCACGGTTAAGAGCTTCGGTGGCGGAGCGACCGGCGGCGGCAATGACCAGACGTTCTATCTGAATGGTCAGACGGTCACGACGAACTACTCCATTCCGGTTGGCCAGAATGCTGGTACATTCGGCCCCATCACGGTGGCGAGTGGCGCAGTAGTGACGGTTCCCTCTGGCAGCACATGGACGGTGGTCTGAGATGCCCGTAAAGCTCAATTCCTCCGCTGGCGGCAGCGTCACTCTCGACGTTCCGGCAACCGCGACCGACACCACGCTCACCCTGCCGGCAACGGGCGGGACGCTGGCTGGCGCTGGGCCCATCACGACCTCCGGCCTGACGCAGAACACGTCTCGCCTGCTGGGCCGCACCACGGCGGGCACTGGCGCGGTCGAGGAGATCACGGTCGGCGCGGGGCTTACCCTGTCGGGCGGGTCGCTGGCGGCGAGCAGTAGTGGTGGCGGATTTGTTTCAATGCAGGTTTTCACTAGCTCAGGCACATGGACCAAGCCTGTGGGCGTAAACAGGATACTTGTAAAAGGTGTCGGCGGTGGGGGCGGCGGGGGCGGCTCTACTGCGGGATCTAATTCCGCGTCTGGCAGCGGCGGTGCCGGAGGATATTTTGAAAAATTGATAAACGTATCTTCTGTGAGTTCCGTTGCTGTGACTGTAGGTGCTGGCGGGCTTGGGGGAGCAAGTGGGGCCGCCAACGGTGGCACGGGCGGAACAACTTCTTTTGGAGCTTTTTGTTCTGCAAGCGGCGGTGGCGGCGGTCGAGGCCATCAAAATGATCCGCTAGGTGGATCGGGCGGCTCTGCAACTGATGGCGACTTAAACGTCCTTGGCGGCGGTGGCGACGCGGCCCGGAACAATCAGTCTAATCAAGTCACGCCCGGCGCGGCAGGTGCTTCGTTTTTCGGCGGCGGGGGTCAAGTAAACTTGCAAGGTCCATTTTATACTGGGCCGGGCTCTTCTGGTCGAGCGTATGGCTCTGGCGGAGTTGGCTCAGTAAACAGCGCGCAGCAATCAACTAATTTTTCTGGCGGTAGCGGCGCCTCAGGCGTCGTGATCGTTGAGGAGTACACCTGATGCGTGCTCACGTTGTTGAGAATGGCGTCGTGGTTAACACCATCGAGGTCGGCTCTCTTGATTTCATGCCGGGCTTGGTTGAGGCCACGAGCGGCGGGATCGGCTGGCTTTACGATGGCGAGAAGTTCACCGACCCCACCCCTCCTCCTGAACCCGTCGCGCCCCCGGCCCCGACGAAAGAGGAGCTGCTCGCACAGCTTGCCGCCCTCCAGGCGCAAATTGTGGCGATGAAGGAGTAACCCATGCCCCTCATTCTGAATGGCTCCACCGGCATCTCGGGCACCGACGGCACGGCCGCCACGCCCGCCGTCCAGGGCACCGACACCAACACCGGGGTGTTCTTCCCGGCTGCGGACACGATTGCCTTCTCTGAGGGCGGCGTCGAGGCGATGCGGATCAACAGCGACGCCCAGGTGGAGCACGCTGCCGGCACGACCGCGCTGCCCTCGATCACGGCGGCTGGCGATACCAACACCGGCATGTGGTTCCCGGCGGCCGACACCATCGCCTTCTCCGAGGGCGGCGTGGAGGCCCTGCGGCTGAACGCCAGCGGCAACGCGGTGTTCACCGGCACGGTTCAGACCGCCGGCATCACGACGAACCTCTACCCGCTGGTGCAGGGCACTCTCACTAACGCACTCGGCACCAGCATCGACTTTACCGGCATCCCGTCCTGGGTGCGGCGGATCACGGTGATGCTTTATAGCGTCAGCACGAACGGCACCTCGAACGTGCTGATCCAGGTTGGCGCCGGAAGCGTGCAGACGACGGGTTACGCTGGCGCGGGCGCTTTCGGGCCTACCTACTCGGTGACCAACTACACCGCAGGCTTCGGTCTTCCGATATTTTCGGCTGCAACCGTTGTCGTGGAAGGCGCCATCGTGCTGACAGCCCTCGGGAGCGGCGTTTGGGTTGCTCAGGGGTGCGTCTCTCGCTCTGACGGAGCCGTTGCTGGCACGACGGCGGGGCGGGTATTTCTCGGCAGCGCCCTCGATCGCGTTCGCATCACGACCGTCAACGGCACCGATGCCTTCGATAATGGCATTGTGAACATTCTCTGGGAGTGACGTAGGCGATGTCGACCCTGCAATCCACGAACCTGAAGCACGAAGCCTCGGCGACGAACAACATCGTCCTCGATGCGAGCGGCAACACCTCGATCACCGGCACGATTGCGGTTCCCGCAGGGTCGGCCGTCGCGCCAACCATCGCCCCGACCGGCGACAGCAACACCGGGATCTTCTTCCCGGCGGCCGACACGATCGCCTTCACCGAGGGCGGCACCGAGGCCATGCGCCTGGACAGCTCGGGTCGGCTGGGTCTGGGCACCACAGGCCCGCTCGCTCGCTTCGACCTGCGCGGAGATTACAAAGAAGGCTGGGTCAGCGACAACACCGGCACGGCCTACACCATCGACCTAAGCGCCGGCACGTTCCAGACGCTGACGCTGACGGGCAACTGCGCCTTCACCTTCCCTGGCGGCACTATCGCGGGTCGCAGCTTCACGCTCACGCTCAGTCAGGACGGCACCGGCGGCCGAACGGTGACGTGGCCTGCTGCCGTGCGGTGGCCTGGCGGCACGGCTCCGACGATCACCTCGACGGCGAACCGCACCGACAAGTTTGTCTTCACCCAGGATGGCCTTGGTCGCTGGCTCGGCACGAACGCCGGCCAGAACTATTCGCTGTAAGGCGGGGCGCGATGTTCTCCAGCAACGCTGCGCAGGTCGCTGACGCCAACTTCATCGAGGACGTGTTCTCGACGTGGCTCTACACGGGCAACGGCGGCACACAGACGATCACGAACGGGATTGATCTGGCGGGTAAGGGCGGCCTCGTCTGGATGAAGGGCCGCAGCACCACGTCTTTTCACGCGCTGTACGACACCGCACGCGGCGCAACCTTTGAAATTAGTTCCGACAGCACCGCTGCTCAGACCACGCAATCGCAGGGCCTGACGAGCTTTCTTGCGAACGGTTTCAGCATAGGCTCGCGCAGCAACATCAACACCAACGCCGCGACCTACGCCTCCTGGACCTTCCGCGAGCAGGCGAAGTTCTTCGACGTTGTGACCTACACGGGCAACGGCATTAACGGAACGGCCATCCCGCATAGCTTGGGTGCCGTGCCGGGTTGCATCATCATTAAGCGGACCGACAGCACGGGCAACTGGTTTGTTCATCACCGCAGCTACAACGGGGGCGTCAATCCGACGCAATACACCCTCTATTTGAATACAACCGACGGCCTGCAAGGTCCGGGTAATTGGTCGCAGTTTCAAGCGCCTACCTCTGGGGCTTTTTACCCAACAGGCGGCGCTAACAGCAACGGCGCAACCTACGTCGCCTACCTCTTCGCGCACGACGCGGGCGGCTTTGGCGCGACCGGCACGGACAATGTGATTAGCTGTGGGTCGTTCACCACTGACGGCAGCGGTAATGCGTCCGTGACGCTGGGTTATGAGCCGCAGTGGGTGATGGTTAAACAAACCAACGACACGGGAAGTTGGTTCATGTTGGATACTATGCGCGGATGGTCGCAGTCTGACGATGTACGTTTGTTTGCGAATTCATCAACTTCAGAGACTACGTTTAACCAAGGAAGCCCAACGGCCACAGGTTTTTCTGCTGCTGGATTTTCTGGTTCTGGCAGCTTCATCTACATCGCCATCCGGCGCGGCCCGATGCGGACCCCGACGACCGGGACGAGTGTGTTTGGCTTGAATGCGCGCACTGGTACTGGGGTGAATGCCACGGTAACCGGCGGGCAGACGGATGACGCGGTGCTGATTAAGAACCGTGGCTCTGCTGTGGCTAGTCTGTTTTCTTCGCGCCTTACTGGCACAGGCTATCTTGTAACATCCAGTACCGCCGCAGAAGTTGCCGCAGGCACCACTATCCTTCAGGCTAATCCTTGGGATGTGATGGATGGTGTTAAGGTTGGCACAACATCTACTATCACCAACGCATCAGGCAACACCTTCATCAACTATCTATTCCGTCGCGCCCCAGGCTTCTTTGATGTGGTGTGCTATACGGGGACGGGTGTTGCAAGGACTGTAGCGCACAATTTGGCAGTAGCGCCTGAGTTGATGATTGTAAAGAAAAGAGATGCTTCTGACCCTTGGACTGTTTACTACGGTATCGCTACTAAATCACTTCAATTAAACAGCAGCGGACCAGCGCCCGGAACCGACACAATTTCTTGGAACTCAACTAATCCAACGTCATCCGTGTTTACTGTTGGAATTAGCGATGACACAAATGGTTCTGGATTTAATTTCATTGCCTACCTCTTCGCCTCCTGCCCCGGCGTCAGCCGTGTCGGCTCCTACACTGGCACGGGCGCAACCCAGGTCATCAACTGCGGCTTCGCGGCTGGTTCCCGGTTCGTGCTGATCAAGCGCACCGACAGCACGGGCGACTGGTACGTCTGGGACAGCGCACGCGGCATCGTCGCAGGCAACGACCCGTACCTGCTGCTGAACAGCACGGCTGCTGAAGTCACCACGACCGACTGGGTGGACACGGCTGCGAGCGGCTTTGAACTCAGCAATGCTGGCGGCAACTTGGTTAATATCAACGGTGCCAGCTATATTTTTCTGTCGGTGAGCTAGATGGCGCAGGACCCTTTCCGCAAAGCCTATACGCAGCACAAGAGCAACGCGAAGCAGCGCGGCATCCCCTTCCTTCTGACTTTTGAGGAGTGGAAGGATATCTGGCTCGCGTCTGGCAAGTGGGAGTTGCGCGGCAGAGGCGCGGACAAATACTGCATGTGCCGTACAGGTGACGCTGGGGCGTATGCGGTTGGGAATGTCTTCATTGACAGGAATGCCCGCAACATCTCTGACGGCAACAAAGGCAAACTCGACAGCGCCGAAACGCGTGCCAAGAAATCGGCGGCTCTTATGGGCCAGCCTAAGCCGTGGATACGCGGAGCCGCCAACCCAATGCATCGCCCCGAGGTAAAAGCCGCTATGAGCGCGGCGATAGGTGGGGTTAAACATTACGCACAGCGTGGCGTTGTTACACCCAATGGCTACTTCGTGACTGCCAAAGAGGCTGCCGCAGCACTCGGCATCCCTAAATCAACCGTCGAGTGGCGCGCAAAACACAACAAGCTGGGCTTTTCGCGCCCCGATCCAGCCATCGCGTAAGGAGAACCATCATGCTCATCCGTGTCCGGAGCGATGGCTCCGTCATCACCGACCATGAGTTCCGGGTTGCGCATCCGGCAACCAGCTTTCCGCCGGTTCTGTCCGAGGAACTGCTCGCCGACTTCGGCGCGGATCCCGTGCTGGAGGGGCCGCAGCCCACGCTGACGCGCTACCAGACCGCCGCGATGGACGGCGTGCGGCACAACGGCGCGAACTGGAGCACGAACTGGGTCGCGGTGGACATGGATGCGGACGCCTGCGCCGCCCTCGATGCGCGGCAGGCCGACGCCGTTCGCGCCGACCGCAACGCCCGGCTCTCCGCCTCCGACTGGACGCAGCTCGCCGACGCCCCTGTGGATGCCGCAGCCTGGGCATCGTACCGGCAGGGGCTGCGTGACGTGCCGGCCCAGGACGGCTTCCCGTGGGAGGTTTCCTGGCCGGTGGCGCCCTGATGAGCCAGGATCTCTACAACATCGTCGTCGGGGTCGGCGGCGCCGCCATCGGCTGGGTTCTCAAGGTCGTCTGGGACAGCGTGAACGCGCTCCAGGCTGACATGAAAACCCTCGAGCGCGTGCTGCACACGAAGTACGTCAGCAAGGACGACTACCGATCCGACATCCAGGAGATCAAGGAGATGGTGAAGGCCATCTTCGATCGCCTGGAGCGCAAGGCCGACAAGTGATGGAATTGCCAAAGCTCACGCCTGTCGTTCAGCTCGCCACAGCCACCTTCGCTCTGGCTGTGGGCGGCTACACCGCCGGCGAGAAGTTCGGCTGGTTCAAGAATGAGATCATCACCTGGGCCCCAGAGCACTTCCGCATCGCGGACGCGAAGGTCGGTCAGCCCATCACAGTAACCGTGGCGCGCATCAAGCGCCGTGACGATTGCTCGGTTGAGGGCTTCAACGTCACCGTTAGGGACGCCTCTGGCTTCATCCACGAAGCGACGCCGAGCATGACCCGCTTCACGGGCCCGGCTGGCCCCGAGATCGACACTTTCACCTATATGCTGGAAATCTCCGACAAGTCTCCGGTCCAGCCCGGTCGCGCTACGCTCCTCGCGACGATCCGCTACAAATGCCCGGAGGGCGAGCGCACCGTCACCTACCCAAGACATCCGAACCTCTCCTTCACGCTGGAGCGCGGTTGATGGAACAGCTTCTGAACCTCGTCCGCACGGTTGCGCCATCCATCGCCACGGCCGTCGGCGGCCCGCTCGCGGGCATGGCCACGCGCGCCATCTCCGAAGCCCTCCTCGGCAAGCCTGACGGCACCGAGGCGGAACTGCTGGATGCCGCGAAGAGCGCCACGCCCGAGCAACTGCTGGCCCTGAAGAAGGCCGAGCAGGACTTCGCCGTGCGGATGAAAGAGCTGGAGATCGACCTCGAGCGCATCGACGCGGCCGATCGGGGCAGCGCTCGCGAGCGCGAGACCAAGACCGGCGACCTGACCCCTCGGCTTCTGGCCGGCGCAGTCACCTTCGGCTTCTTCGGCGTCCTCTCCTGGATGATCGCCTTCGGCCTCCCCGCGAACGGCGGCGAGGCGATGCTCGTCATGCTTGGCACCCTCGGCACGGCCTGGGGCGCGATCATCAGCTACTACTTCGGCTCCTCCGCCGGCTCCCGCGAAAAGACCCAGCAGCTCAATCAGGTATTGAAGGACAGCAAGTGAAGCAGAACTTCGCCTCCAGCCTCGCGCACGTCCTGAAGCACGAAGGCGGCTGGGCCGACCATCCTCGGGATCCGGGCGGCGCCACCATGAAGGGCGTCACGCTCGCAACCTACTCCGACTGGCTCGGCCGCCAGGCCACGAAGGACGAACTGCGGGCCATCTCCGACGAGCATCTGCGGACGATCTACAGGGCCCGGTTCTGGGACGCAGTGCGAGGCGACGAGCTGCCTTCCGGCGTGGATTACGTCGTGTTCGACATGGCGGTGAACAGCGGCCCCGGCCGGGCGGCCCGGATGCTGCAGGCCGCCGTGGGCGTCACGCCCGACGGGGCGATCGGCCCGAAGACCCTGGCTGCGGTGCAGGCGCAGGATCCTGCCGCCCTCATCGCCGCCTTCCAGCGCAACCGGCAGCACTTCCTGGAGGCCCTCCCGACCTTCGACGCCTTCGGCAAGGGCTGGACGCGCCGCGTCACCGAGGCGGGTGAGATCGGCCTGAAGCTGGCCGAAGAGCACGTCGCCTGATGGCGGCCCCCGGCACCCGCTCTCGGCGCTACCCATTTTCTGCCGCCGATGGTAGGCTGCTGGATGTCAGCGCGCGTGGGCGCGCGCCCGAGGAGTTGTCGTAATGGCAACCGCCATGACTTACGCCTCGCTCAAGGCGGACATCGCCCGCTACCTCGAGCGCGGCCTGACTGAGGCGAGCGACCCGACCGTCCACAATGAGATCCCGACCTTCATCGGGTTCTGCGAGCGCCGCCTTGCGCGCCAGCTGAAGATCCAGGGCACGACCGAGATCGTCACGTCCAGCATGGCTGCGGGCACCTCCGTCTACGCCAAGCCCGACCGCTGGCGCGACACGATCTCTTTCAACTTCGGCGACGGCACCACCTTCACCGAGCGCACGCCAATCTTCGGCCGCTCCTATGAGTACTGCCGGAACGTATGGCCGGACGAGACGCAGCGCGCGCGGCCTCGCTTCTACGCGGACTACGGCTACCAGCACTGGCTGATCACGCCGACGCCCGACCGGGCCTACCCGTTCGAGGTGCTCTATTACGCGCTGCCGCCCCTGCTGGGCGACGACCTGCAGACCAACTGGCTGACCGAGTATGCGCCGCAGGCCCTGCTCTACGGCTCGCTCCTCGAGGCAACGCCGTTCCTCAAGAACGACGAGCGCATCGCGACCTGGAAGGCCTACTATGACGAGGCGGTGGCGCTTCTGGCGGCCGAGGACGCGCAGAAGATCATCGACCGTAATGCCCAGAGACGGGAGGCCTGACCGTGTCCTACACTTCCGTCTTCGGCGGGACATCAATCTCCCCGGCCCAAGTCTCCTATGCATCCTATGCCCTGACCGCCGGCACGAGCCCGCTGCAGCTGCGCTGGCCGACCGAGAGCAGCGGGCCGCCGCCGGTCGCCTCGATCATCGACGTGACCGGTAACGCCGCGTCCCTGGCGCTGCGCATGCCCAATGCGACGCTGGTGTCGCCGGGCGAGACGGTCCTGTTCAACAACGTCGGCCTGAATGACGTCGTCGTCCAGAACGCGGCCGGCACCCCCATCGTGACGATCGCGCCGGGCTCGGCCTGGCAGATCTACCTGACGGGCAACACCACCGCCGCCGGAACCTGGCGGGTGTTTCAGTACGGCGCCTCGGTTTCTGTCGCGAATGCCGCA